GTGGAAAAATCTTCACAATCCTCTGAAGATAGGTTACTAATAGGAGGAGCAATGATGAGTATAGCTACTCTTATTTATCATGACGAGCTTGGTAAAGTAGAAGGTAATACTTTATTTGACAATAACGCTGTAGATTTTATCAAAGTGATAAAACCTACAATACATTAGGAGATAACATGGCATTAAACAATCCAAAACCAAAATTTATTAATGGTTCACTATATCCGAATGCAAAAATGACTGTTTCAAAAGACATGAATCCTTATGCAGGTCCTCATGTAAATCAAACATCAATTGCAGACGTTTACTCAGCTACTATGGAAGGACCGAAGGTCACTCAAAACTTAGGTGCTGGGCCAAAAGGACAAAGAAGTAAAGTACAGATTAAAAAAGTACCATTCAAAGGTTTATTTTAGTTAAAAAATAAGATAAATTCTTTTCTTTAATAAAGGAGGTTATATGAACCTATTAAAAGATCTATGGTCACACGTTAAAGAGTGGTCAGAGTGGAAAATGAAGGACTGGATCAAAGCGGCTATCGTAGCTATTATAGTTATCTGGGTAATTAG